GCCTCGATGCGGAACTTGCCGACCTGGATGTCATCCCCGGAGTCGCGGGCCTGCCCGAGTTTCCTTTTCACGACGAAGCCAAGCTCGTCGCTTAGGATCTGCGCCAGTTCCCGCTCCGCCGCGGCTCCCTTGTTTCTCGACATCCGTCCGCCCATGCTCCGTGCTCCACTTGCTGCGCCAGGGGTGAGCCTGGCCGGGTTTATCGATTCTCACGCGGCTCTCGCCCCGCGAGCAGCGACGCGTAGAACAACAGCTTGCCCGCGTCGATCTTCGGGTTGTCCTTCATCCCCAAGCGCCAGTTGTATTTCGCCACCTGGCCGCGCAGGTAGCCCCGCCACTCGTCCTCGGTCAGCTGCGCCTTGATCGCGTCGATGCACTCAATACCGCCGCCGCGGTTGTAGTGCTGCGGGCGCTCGACGACGTCGTATTCTTTTACGATCATGCGTTCACCTCAAAATGGAATCGGGTCGTTGAAGTCTTCCTCGGGCGGCGGCAGCTTTGACAGATCCGGCCCGCGGCGGCGAGGCTTGCTCGCCACGACCTTCGCGTTAAAGGTCGCGCGCAGCGCTTCGACAACGGGCTCCGTCACCGTGCCCGCGCACGCGCTAGAGAGCTCTTTGCTCAAGTAACCGCCGGGTCCGTTCTTGAAGGTCTTACCGGTCTCGCGGTGCTTGTACTCGATGTAGTTCTCGCCACCGTCCACGGGCTCGCCAAAGGGCACCAGATCGGGAATGAACAGGTGCTGCTCGCACGCCGCGCGCTGCTCGCCCTTGTTGCGCAGCGTACTGAGTAATTCGCAGCGCCATGCGCCGCTCGCCACAGGTGAGGCGTGACAACAGGTGCGACAGCTCACCTCGGCCACCTTGCTCGCGTGGCAGACATCGAAGAAGCTGCAGCCCTTGCACTGCCAGTTCGCAGGATCTTCCGAGAGCTTCGCGGGCGGGGTCTTTGCGTCGATGATGCGCCGGGCGCGCTCCTGCATTGCCTTGAACGCGTCCTCGTCGAAATGCACCCACTCCGTGTACAGCTCGTCGTTGTCCTTGTTGACGGCGAGGTACATCGCGCGATCGAGCCGCAGCAGGCCCATGTAAGACTGCATCTGCGCGTAGTGCTGCGGCTTGCTCTCCGCGACGCCGAGCTTCCTCAACTCCGTGAAGCTCTTCGCGCTGTGAGTCTTCACCTCGAGGATCGCCCAGGACTTGGGCGCCTCGGGGAACCCGCGGCCAATGCCGTCGACCGAGCCGCCGAAATGGCCGCCCTCGTCGCGGCACTCGATCTGCTTGTCACCGTCGTGGGTGTGCAGATCGACGCCAATGCCGCGCAGCTCTTCCGCCACGACCGCCTCCTCGCGCTTACCGCGATCGAAGAGGCGCAGCATCCGCCCGTCCCAGCTGGGCGTCATCGCCCAGCGGAACGAGTACCAAATGTACCGATCGCACGAGTGTCCGATCAGCGACGCACCGAGGTGTTCGCGGTGTTCCTGCTTCTGTCCAGCACGCCATTTGACAATGGCCTCCCCGGTGGTGTGCTGCGAAGCAGGGACCTGCGCCACTCAGCGCTTCTCCCAGGGCCGCGCTGCCGGCTTAGCGGCGGGGGAGGGCGCGGGGGCCGGCCGCGCGGCCTGGGGAAGGGGTTTGCCGGCCGACAACGACGCGTAGCCCATCACGCGGTTGCGCGAGGGGTCTTTGCGGTCGAGGTCGATCTCAGCGAGAACTGGGATGTCGTGCAGCTGCTCGGTATCGGTCAGCGTCGTGACGCCGGCCGCGAGGCACAAGAGCTGCAACTGGCGCTTGGCAATGTCCTCGGCAGTCTTGTTGGGGTTGCTGACGTTCAGCCGGTCCCAGATCCGCCGGCCGCTGTGCTCGCCGTCGATCACCTGCAGCGTGAGCTCGATGTAGTGACCCGTGCCGGCCTGCGTCGGTTTGAGGTCCGAGGCCATGACGATAACCTGGTACATGCCGCGCGGTAGCGGGGCGCGATCCGGCGCCGCTGGCGCAACGTGGTTCTGGGCGTCGAATTGAAATGAAGGCATAGTTGTTTTCCTCAGCTTTGCGTGATTGCGTTAACAAAAGATTCCCACGAAAGCGCAATGCTCTCAGGGAGTGAATATCGATTTTTAGCCATGTAAGCCGGGCGCTCGCTCGTGTAGAGCAGCCTCTCGCCAGTGCTGATGCCGCGGCTGACTTCTTTGTTGAAGCCCACCTCAGCCTTCTTGACGATCGTGCGGTAGTTGGCGAACAGCACCGCGTCGCACCACTCGCGCACAAGCGCGCTCGAGCGAGCCTGCAGCTTCGGCTGGTACCGATCGTAGGGCTCAGTCTCCGGCGAGTCGAAGCGCTTAATCTCGCAGTGCGCGATCAGTACCACAGACATGCTGTGGTTGTTACGCAGCGAGTTCAGCCCTTCCAGCACCTTGCGCCACTCTTCGGCGGCTATCATCGAACCTTTCCCATAAGCCAAGTCTTTCGCGTCGTACTTTGCTTCGATGTCACGCCAAATCAAGGTTTCAAGCCAATCGAGCGAGTCGATGACGACGGTTTGAAAATTGTGACCTGGTTCATGTAATGCGCCGATCGCGTCCAGCACGTCGGACGCTTTCGTCGCGATGGGGAAGTGATCGACCGCCAGCGAGCCGAGGCCGTCCTCGGTCTGGATGAAGATCGGCGACGGGGCGCCCGCGGCAAAGGTCGACTTGCCAATCCCCTCGACGCCATAGACTAGGACGCGCGGCGCGGCCAGCGCGTTGTTCTTTTTGATCGACTTTAGGTCAAATGCCACTCGACACCTCCTCAATCACGATGTAGGTCTTGGCCGGCTTGACGGTGATCGCGGGCGCGATCTGGCGCCAAAGGTCGGGCCGGTCGTGCCGAATCGCCTTCAGCAGCGACTCGTCCGCCTCGACCTTCGTCTTGACGGGCTTCGCCTCAGCAGGCCACGCCGCGCAAAGCGCGAGCAGCTTGTCGATCTCGGCCTTGTAGGTCAGCTTGCCGGTGGTCTTGAGCCTCCAGCCATTGCCGAGCACAGTTGACTGGGAGCCTTCCTCAAGCGAGGGAACGAGCTTGAGCAGTTCCTTCTCGATGTCCAGGCGGCGGGTGTTGGCTTCGAGTTCTGCACGCTTCGCGGCGAGCCATTCCGCGGCGAGTGTTTCGACGTTCATTTTTGTTTGCTCCGTGGTGGGGGCGGGGTGAAGATAACAGCCTAATGAGATATTCGCAACACCTAGTGTAAAAGACCCGGTTATACCGGGCGAATCCACAGCACCGGCGCGGCGGCCTTGACTTCGATGTTCTCTGCAGCAGGGCCTGCCGTGAACGGCACCAGGTTAAAGCGCCCCTCGTCATAGCCGCGCTTGAGTGTGCCGACGCGGTGCCCATCGCCGCGCACATCGACAACACACATTCTGTCGATCAGCGCCGCGACGCGTGTGTCGAACGCTCCCGCAAAAAATACCCATCCGTCCTGCGAGAGCTCTGGCGCGCGGATCTGCACCGCGAGTCCATTGGCAGGCACGTCGCGCGGCGCAGCCATTTTGCGCGTATTCTTTGACGTGATCGGCGTAAGCACGCCGCGGCTGTCGACGTATGCCTTGATCGGCATTTGCCGCGCGTCGGCGTCGATCGGCACGCCCGCCTGCGCCAGAACTTCTGTGACAGGAATCGTGAGCAGGCCAGAGATGCGGTTGGCCTCGTCAGCGGTCATCGTGCGCTTACCGCGCAGCATCAGCGAAACCGCCGACGGGTCGAGCTCGAGCAGCTTAGCCAGACGCCGGATGGACAAGTCGCGCTCGGCCAGCCGGTCCTTGAACCAGGTGGTGTTTACTTTATGAGCTTTCATGTTTGCCTCGTTGCGTTGTTCGGCGTGGTGTTGACAATTGCGCAACATTAAAGCACCTTCGGCCAATCGGTGCAACTTAACAGAACACAAGAGCAACAAATGACCCACACACAACTCTCCCCCGCCCGCGAGGTGATCGCCAAGCTCGGCGGCGTCCGCGCCACGGCCCGCGTGCTGCAACTGAATCCGTCTGCCGTCTCGCGGTGGATGATGCCCGCCGAGCGGCGCGGCACGGGTGGCAGCATCCCGCAGCGCCATTGGCCGGCGCTGATTGCCCATGCCAAAAAGGAACGCGTCAAGCTCGCCCTGCGCGACTTCGTGACCTTCGACAAATAACCTGCGGGGGCGGGGATGGTGAGCAATTCGGAATTTCTTTCCGCGGTCTATGGCCCCCTCGATTCGGGGCGGCACGGCTGGATCGCGAGCTTTCGCGGCGACCCGAACGCGGTCGCGGCGGATGCCTGGGCGGGGCAATTGTATGTCGGCACTGCTAACCAGCAGCTCTTGATCGACAAGCGCTCAGACGACAACAATTACTACAGCGTCGCGCGGCTGGCGCTTGGCGATGGCCGCCCGCGGCGCAGCAAGTCGGCATTCGACTCGCTGGCGGTGCTTGTGGCGGATGACGCCGACCCGACCGAACTCAACGGCACGCCCTCGTTCGTCATCGAAACCTCGCCTGGCAATCACCAGATCGGCGTGCTGCTTGATGAGGCAGATCCCGCCACGCGCGATGCGGGGCTGATCGACGCCGTGATGCAGGCGATGGCGGATGCGCGACTGATTCGCGCAGATTCAAGCGGTAACAACGCTGTGCGGTATTGCCGACTACCGACGGGCACGAATGGCAAGGGCGGGCGTAGCGCGGCCGTGCGGCTGCAGTCGTGGAACCCCGGCAACAAACTCACGCTCGAGGATGCGCTCGGCGTCTTCGGGTTAGACCTCGACGCAGTGCGCTCTCGGGTGCCGCGTGTAACGCAACGCGTTACAGACGCGCCGGGCGATGCCGAGCACGCAGAGCTCGTGCGGGCGATCGTAACCGGCGAGTCATACCACGACCCGCTTGTCAAGCTCTCGGCAAAGCTCGTCGCAGCGGGCGCCTCGGGCGGGGCAGTCGTGAATCACCTGCGCGGGCTGATGGACGCCGCGCGCCCAGGCTCACCCGGTGAGCTCGAGCGGTGGGAGTCGCGCTACAACGAAATCCCGCGCTTGGTGCAAGGCGCCGAGCGTTTCCGCCCCGAGCCGCTCGCACCCGTCACGATCAACCTCGGGCCGAAGGCAGAGCCCGCCACGGCCGCGGCAGAACTCACCCCGATCGACTGGGGCCAGCTCTCGCAGACCGTCCCAGAGCCCGCCACGTTCGCTCTCGCAGGGTGGATGCCGGCGCGCACGACGACGCTACTCAGCGCGAACGGTGGCGTTGGCAAGTCGAATCTCTCTCTGCAGCTCGCGGCGGCGGTGGCGCTGGGGCGCACCTTCCTCGGCCTCGATACGCTGCCCGGCAAGGTGCTGCTGCTCTCGGCTGAAGACGAGACGCGCACGGTTCACTTTCGCCTGGGCAACATCTGCGCCGATCTCGGCGTCAGCCTCGCCGACCTCGAGGGCAAGCTCGTTGCCTACGATCTCACCCAGTCCGACTGCGTGCTGTGGCGCGAGGGCGGGGTCACGCCGCGGATGCAGTGGCTCTCGGACGTCGTCGAGCAGCACCAGCCAAGCGTCGTTGTGATCGACAACGCGAGCGACGTATTCAACGCCAACGAGAATGACCGCGCCGAGGTGCGAGGGTTCATGCGTGCCCTCAATTCGATCGCGCACCACTCGGGCGCGGCGATCGTGCTGCTCGCGCACGTCGACAAGGCAAGCGTGCGCATGGGGGCAGGGCAGGACACGAACAGCACGTTCTCGGGTTCGACCGCCTGGAACAACTCCGCCCGCTCGCGCTGGGCCATGACGCGCGATAACGACCGCGTCGTCAGTCTGCGCCACGAGAAGTGCAACCTCGGGCCGCTGCAGGAAGAGATCCGCCTCGAGTTCGATCAGGTGGCGAAGGTGTTCCGGCTGCTTGGCACCGTACCGGGCTCGCTTTCGCCGACAGCGTTGCGAAATTCGCAGCGCGTAGAGATCTTGAAGCTGCTCGCTTACGCGATCCGTGCCGGGCAGCGGCTGTCGATGGCCGCAACCGCAAACAACAACGCGTTCAAGGTACTCGCCGGCAGCCCAGCGTTCCCGCGTATTCAGCGCGCGGAGTTCTTCAGCATACTGTTCGACATGCAGCGCGAGGGGCTGATCACTGAGCAGGAATACGACAACAAGGGCAAGAAGGGCTTCAAGGCCCTCGCGTTAACACCAGCAGGCGAAGAGGCGACAATGTAGGGCCGCGAGGCCCTACTCGCGCTTTTTTCTTTCTCGGATCTTGTAGCCGATCACAAGCGCCACAATCGCTGCGGCGCTTGCTTGCCACGGCAACAACCATAGCAACCATGCCGCCAAGGCAATCGGCGCGGCGATAAGCAGAAGGATTGCAAACAGCACAAAGATAATGCCGCTTAGTGATGGCGGCGGCGTTCCCATGGCTGGCATTACTTGCTCCCCCTCGCACGGATGATGTCGTCGCGGGTCATGGCTCCATCACCCATCGCGCGTCGTTCGCGCGCAGCTCGCGCACCTCTGTCTCAAGCTGCTCGATGCGCGATACATAGCCCAGTATTCGCTCACGCAGCTCGCGTATCTCGATGCGATACTCGGTCACGGTGTGCGATTGCGCGTCCCATTCCTTGTCCCAGTCGTCGAACTCTCTCATTCCCGATCCTCCGCGCTGTACCAGCCGCGCTGGCGTCGTAGGTTTGTAGGCCACTCGAGCTTGTCGACGAACGATCGGTCGTCGATCAATACCTGGTTCGTCGGCTGCGACGTATAGCGGCCGTTCTCGAGCGCGACGAAGTAGAACTCTTTGCTCTGCTCGGGCGCGGCGCTGAACGCGTCGCCGACGGGAACGAGCGTGAAGACATACATGCCGTCGTGCTCGGCGCCGCTTTGCAGCTTGACGCGAGCATTCATCGCGTGCAGGAACGGGTATTCGATCATCGCGAACTGCCAGCCATACGCGTCCCAGGTCTGCGCGTCTGACGCGCGCCACGGGTCGGCGTCCTTCTCGCTCGCGATCTTGTGCAGCGGCACATTGCGGTAAACGGCGCCGCTCTCGAGCAGAATGTGACAACCAAACGCGCGGCCCGGCCAGCAGGTGATCGCGAACCAGACGCCGCGCACCCAGTCGTGCTTCCCAATCGCGTCGGGTTGTAGCCAGACGTATTGATGAACGGGTAGGGGGGCAGAGTGCGTGTAGAGCGTCATGGGTTTTCCACCTTTTCGATTCGTTGGCCGATCCACCGCATCACCGGAACGGCCATGCTGTTGCCGAGCGCCTTGTAGCGCGGGCCGTCAGGACATTGTCCAGCGATGGTTTCAAGAACCTCTGGCGAGTGCTTGTCTGCGGGCCAGTAGCCGAACTTCCAAGGGATGCGCGTGTAGTTGTCTGGGAAGCCTTGCAGGCGCTCGCACTCGACGGGCGTGAGGCGGCGGACTTGCATTGCGGCGGCGATAGGCTGCGCCACCGCCATCGGATTCTTGGCGTTGAGCGTCTGCATCAAATCCATATCCGTCTGCGGATTCGACATTTGTGCGCCGAAGCCGATCGGCTGCGCGACCATGTTGAACCCATCCGCGCGGCTGTAATCGTGCGCGGTAGTTTCAAGCGTGGCGGCTACGTCTGATTGGCGACTGCCTGCAAAGCATCGCGTAGTGCCGGCGGTAGCGCCTTCCCGCGCTTCTCTGCTCGGCGGAGTATCCCGGCGCACGCTTTCGCGCTCAAAAAGAACCTGGGCGGCACGCTGCCAGTCTCTAATGTGTCCGACAACGAACACACGGCGGCGTCTTTGGGCCACTCCGAAAAATTGTGCGTCCAAGACTCGGTAGGCCCACCCATACCCGAGTTCCCCCAGCGCCCCGAGGAGGGTGCCAAAATCCCGTCCTCCGTTCGATGACAGGACACCGGGTACGTTTTCCCAGACAATCCATCGAGGCCGGTGACGTTGAGCGATTGCAAGAAACGTAAGCATGAGGTTGCCTCTGGGGTCGGCAAGCCCTTTGCGGAGCCCCGCAACGCTGAAGGATTGGCAGGGGGTTCCTCCGACAAGAAGCTCAACTGGTTCATCAGGCCACTCCTGGAATTTGGTCATATCGCCGAGGTTCGGCACGGTGGGGTAGTGGTGCGCGAGCACCGCGGACGGGAACGGTTCGATTTCGCTGAACGCCACCGGCTCCCACCCGAGCGGGTGCCATGCGACGGATGCGGCTTCGATGCCGGAGCAGGCGGAGAGGTAGCGCATGTCAGACTCGCACGATGTAACTAAAAGCGCAACACATAGGGCAATCTAGGCCGCCTAGCACAACGGGGGCGGCGCTCCGCAAAGGGGGGCTCTGTGCTTGAGCAGTGGTTAATGCTTGACCGCGCGCAAGCGCTCGATCTCCTGTTGCATTCGTTCGATCGTGGCGCGCAGCACCATCGTTTCGGCAATGGCTTCGGACAGGCGCACCATCAGCGCGCCCAGCTGCCGCCGCAGGCGCATGTTCTCCTCGCGCGCGGCTTCGATGTCAGAGCTCACCCGCCACCTGCTCGAGCGCATCGCGAACGCTCTCAACGGCATAGCCCATCGCGAGTAGAAACTGCGCGTAGGTCATGACGGCTTCATTCGCGTCGTCGAATTCGTCGACGTGCGCCTCGGACGTCACGCGGTCATTGCTGCCGCGGATTGCAATAAACTTATCCATGACGCGTGCCCCAGTTGACGCTAGGCCGCGAGGGGTGAAGCACCCAGCGATCACCCAGGCGGCGCAGGGCAAGGCGGCGCTTAGCCTGCAGGCGGCGCAGCTGCGCGCGGTCGGGCTCAAAGCGCGCGGTCGGGCGCGGACGCTGACGCCACAACACGTCGTAAAGCATCCAGCCAATCAGCCATGCAAGGCCGGCGAGGGCGAGGATCGTCATTGCTATCTGTATGTTTTCGTACATGCGGGCTCCGTCAATAGTTGCACTTGAGCTCTTCAATGCGCGCTTCTAGGTCGCGAATGCGCTTCTCTTGCAGCTCAATCACGAGCTGCTGGTTGTCGATCAGCCGCGCCTGCACGACCGCGAGCGTGTCGGCGCGCTCGACCGCCTCGCGTAGCGCGGCTACGCGGGCGGGGCTGATGGTGGTGGGGTTGGGGTTGTCCATGAACGCGACCATACCAGACAATCGCCACGCGTTGCGACAATCGCAACATAGCACCACCAGGCGGATGGGCGGCAGTGACCTTCGATCGCTCTCGATCGCAGTGCGATCGCATAGCGCTCGCAGGCAGTCGCAGCAGGCGGCCGGTGGCGTGGCCCCCACCCCCCGTGGGGGGCCACCGGCCCTGCGTAGGGGTCCAAAAGGGGGGTTTTGGGGCTCGATCGCTCGCACCTAGTAGGGGTGTGGGGAGCGATCGAGGCTGTCGGAGCGGTCGAGCGGTGGTGGTACGCTACCGGGACAGGAGGCAGGTATGCGGCAGCGTTGGACGGCGGATGAGGTGGGCGGGATTACGGCGGTCGCGCTCGGGGCGATCGCACTGGCGGCGCCCGTGGTCGGGTTCGTGGCGTACTACGCCTGGCAGCTCGGCAAGCTCGGGTGGTGGGCGGCAGAGGCGCTCGCGGCGATCTTCGTCGGCTGACGTCGCGCGCGGCGGGTGTTGCGGAATCCGCCACGCGGTGGCAGTATCGCAACGCATGAGCGCGGTCGCGACCGAGATTTCAGAAACAGCCGTTAAACCAACGGAGAGCCCGCCAGTGCCGGCCAAGCGCCCGCGCGTAGGTACGGGCGTGCCCGGCCCAGGTCGCCCCAAAGGCTCTCAGGATCGCATTACGCGCACGATCAAGGATGCCATCGAGATGGCCGCGCGTGACTGCCATCCGCGGGGCCTGGCGGGCTGGCTGGTTGAGCGTGCGCAGGGCGGCGTACAAGACCGGCAGATCTTCGCGACGATGGTCGCCAAGGTGCTGCCCGCCCAGCTGCAGGCGCAGGTCGACGGGGCAATAGTTGTGCAGCTGCCGTGGCTGCAGGGGCGCAACGTGGGTGGGTTCGTCCCATCTGCGTCCCATCACAACGTGATCGACGCGCAAGTCGTTGATATCACGATGGAAAAGGACGGCAGCCTTCGGGTTAGTGACCCGAAGCCCGCCCTCGAGGCGCCCAAAACCGCCCAATCCGACCCCCATCCCCCCATCGATCGGCAGGCGGGGGGTGGCGAGGAGTAGGGGTCCCCTCCCCCCTCTCCCGCATTCCCAAAAAGGGGTGTTGAGAAAAAATGGACATCAACACCTACCGCCCACGCGACGTATTCGTCCCGCTGCACAACCGCACCGCGCGCTGGGCGTGCGTTGTGGCGCACCGCCGCGCAGGCAAGACGGTCGCGATGTGCGCCGATCTCGTGGTGAGCGCGCTCGAGTGCAAGCACCCGAAGCCGCAGGTGGCCTACCTCGCGCCCTTTCGCGAGCAGGCGAAGAAGGTCGCCTGGCAGTACTTGAAAGATTTAACAAAACCGCTCTGGGCAAAGCCGCCCAACGAGAGCGAGCTCAAGATCACCATCCACAACAACCGCCCCGGCGACCACAGCACGATCTACTGCGGCGGCAGTGACAACCCAGATTCGCTTCGCGGACTGTACCTAGACGCGGTCGTGCTTGATGAGGTGGGCCAGATGCGCCCGAGTACCTGGTATTCCGTCGTGAGACCGGCTCTCAGTGATCGCCAAGGGAGTGCGATCTGGGCGGGGACTCCGGCTGGCAAGAATTTTTTCTGGCAACTGCGCGAAGAGGCGCGGTTGAACGCCGGCACGCACGTTCTGCTCGAGTTGCCGGCGAGCAAGACTGGGATTTTGCCCGAAGAGGAACTGCGCGACGCGCGTGCGCAGATGACCGAAGAGACCTACGCGATCGAATACGAGGTGAGTTTCGACGCCGCGGTACCGGGTGCGTACTACGCGAAGCAGATCGGAGAGCTTTATGAGCGTGAGCAAGTGGGTCAATTCGCAATTGACCCGGATTTCGCAGTGGATCTCGTCGCCGACTTGGGGTTCACCGACAGTTGCAGCTGGTGGGGATGGCAAACCACCCCTGGCGGATACCGCATCGTCGACTTCTACGAAGCCGACGGCCAGGCGATCGGGCACTACATCGACTGGGTCAAGGCCCGGCCGTACAAAGTCGGGCAAGTCTGGCTCCCGCACGACGCCAAAGCCAAGTCGCTCCAAACGGGCAAGTCGATCATCGAGCAGTTCCTAAGCGCCGGGATCACCCCGCGCATCGTGCCGGAGCTCTCGCTGCAGGACGGCATCGAGGCCGCGCGCATCGTGCTGCCGAAGTGCTTCTTCGACGAGAAGGCGACCTACGACGGGCTCGAGCACCTGCGCGGGTACATGCGCGAGTGGGACGAGCGCACGCAGACCTACCGCAACCGCCCCAAGCACGACCAGCACTCGCACGCCTCGGACGCGTTTCGATACTTGGCACTGGCCGCGAAACCGATTTCTTCCAATTTGTCAAGGGGTGATGTTAAGATCGCACCGCGTCAGGATATGAACTACATGTTCTCGCTTGACGACGTTTGGGATTGCAGGCCGAGCCAAAGCAGGCGGGTAGGGTGATGGAAGAAAAAGACCGCATCGAATCTGCGAATGATTTTGCCGACACGCCGCAAGGCATGGCGCAGCGTTGGTCTGCCGAGCTTGAGGCGTCGAAGAAGGAACTCGGCAAGTTCCACGAGGACGCGGACAAGATCACGCGTCGGTACTTGGACAAGCGCGACGAGTGGCACGAAGAGACTGCCCGCGTCAACTTGTTCTGGTCGACGATGAAGGTTTTGCTGAGCTTGCTGTACGCCCGGCCGCCACGCGCGTCTGTGGCGCGTTCGTTTCTGGACGCGGAGGACGACCAGGCGCGCGTGGCCGGGCAGATCGTGCAGCGATTGCTCAACCGCTCGTTCGACGACAACGTGTCGAACTGGGACGCCGCGGTGCGCACCGGTATCGAGGACTGGTTGATCGTAGGCTTCGGGCAGATGTGGCTGCGCTACGAGGTGCAGACCGAAGAGCGAGAGCAGCCGGCCGAGCTTGACCCGCTCACGGGCGATGAGCTCGTGCCCGCCTCAACCTACGAGGCGATTGTCGAGGAAGACGCCGCGGTCGATTACATCTACTGGAAGGATTTCTTCTGGTCGCCCGCGCGCACCTGGGACGAAGTGCGCTGGGTCGCTCGCCGCGTGTACATGACGAAAGATCAGCTCGTCGCTCGCTTTGGCGAGGAGATCGCGAAGGTGGTACCGCTCGGTACGCTCAAGCCGCGCGGCTCAAACGATCAGACGCCGAAGCACGACGTATGGTCGAAGGCGGAAGTGTTCGAGATCTGGAACAAGGAAGACAAGAAGGTCTATTGGCTCGCGAAGGGTTGCGAAGTCATTCTCGATGTGAAGGAAGACCCGCTCGGGCTTGAGAGTTTCTTCCCCTGCCCGAAGCCCTTGGCGGCGAACATCACCTCGAGCAACTTCATGCCGCGCGCGGATTACATCTTCGCGCAGGACCAGTTCGACGAACTCGACGAGATCAATACCCGTATTACCTGGCTCACACGCGCGGCGAAGGTGGTCGGCGTCTACGACAAGTCGGCCGACGGCATCCAGCGCATGTTCAGCCAAGCGGCTGA